CGTGTGCTCTTCCGATCTTGTACGCTCTTATCATTCCAGATTTGCGAGTCACCTCCCACATCAGCAAATCTTCAGCCTCAATCTTGCTTATGGTATCGCCTTTTTTTACTCGCACTCCATCCTCGTACATTGTCGAACCGTACCCAATTGTCCAACGGCCTGCGCTGCACTGGTAGGCTTCATCTCTGAACCCCTCCCACTTTTTAATCATATCGATGGCTTTTTGTGACGGTGTCATAGACTGCGAATAATCATTATGGTTAGTAATGTGATGGATATGGCAGAAAGTGTGATAATTACTGCGAGTGTCTTGGCATCGTAAATATATAACTCCCAATAACGCTCCTCTATTTCAGTCAGCAACTTGCCTTTGCGCACTTTTGCCCATATGGTCTTAATGCGCCTCATTTCTTCTGCAATTGAATGATATTTCCTATTAAGGAAACAGCCAGTATTATTATGAGCCATTTTATCCATGATGCTTTTGCGTCATTTTTTTGATATAGTGACACATTGGTCTCATTGCAACTTTTAAGCCGATACTCCAACAGGCTCACCTCTGCCGAATCCCGGATATAGCTATTGATAATTTTAGTCACAGTCGGAACGCTGACAAATTTCATCGGCTTGTCACCATAAACCTTTTTAACTCGCCATTTGTCCGCCCATATGGTATCAATCTTACTCAATTGCTCCTCAGGGCATTGTATCTCTATAAAATCATAGCTTGTATCATGCACAACTGTGGTATCTCTGACATCAAAGCAAGGGTAATAAGTGCGAGCAAATTCGGCCACTTTTTGTGGATATTTTTGGTTAGCTCTTATCAGCTCTTGATATGCCTGCTTGTCAGTATAGCAGCCACTAATCGTCAGCGCTGTAGCTGCTATCATTATTATCATCAAATAATTCTTCATATAAGTCATTTAAGCATGTTGACATTATCCTGAGCGCCTGGCGCTTCATCCTTTTGACTCGGCGCTCATCACTTTTGTTAAGTATGGCCGTATCTATCTCAGCCGACATCTGCCACGCTGCTGCTGCCGCCGTCACATAGTCCATGATGGATGTGTACTCGATATACCCATCAACGGACTCTTCTTCCGGTGCCGCCTCTTCTCCTATAGTCAAATCATCAGCCATTTTTTAGTGTAATTTACCATTTATTATTTGGTAGTTTTTGACCGTGTAGTCCCCATTTGACTCTACCATGATATGAGCAAAGCCGTGTTGGCTGTTGCTGACAAGCGGCGAGTAGTCAGGCTTTAGCTCACATAGGCAGCCTGTACTCCAACAGCTGATCACTTTGCCATCCAGGTCAACTTCGGGGTGATGTGAGGCCCTGTGCAGATGTCCGACAATCAGCGATTGTTTGGCTCTCATAAATGCGCCACGGGATGGGTTGACAGGACTGAAAACACCTTTGAAAATGTGATGGCCGTGAGTGATGGACAGCTTTCCTGCTTTAACCAGTATTTTATCATCCAACAGATGCACACGCTCCTCATTGAGTCTTAATCGCTCCTCTAAATAAAAATAGTCATCATCCCATATCTCACGGACTTTTGTGCGGATAAAATGCTCCCACCGGATGCAGTGGTTGCCTTTTAGCCAATATATCTCAGCATTAGGGAACTCCCACCGCAGCCATCTGAGAAACTCTTTGGCAGCGTCAAACTCTTGTTTGATTGACCGCTTACGTGGATCCTTCTCAAAGCGGCTCACTTGGTGCATATCAATCAAATCGCCGTTGATGAAGATGGTATTGACACCCTGAGCCTTGCCATAATCACAAGCAATCTCAACGGCATTAACATCATGGTAAGGAATGTGCAGGTCACTAAGTAAAAGAATGTTATTACAAGCCAAAGGCAAAACAAAAGGCGGTCTATCTTCTTTGTGAGACTCTGGTATTTTGTGCGGATTGAGCGCTCTTGGTTCATCTTTGATATAGGTTTTATCGATTAATTTTTTCTTGTTAGTGTTGCCCATTTTGCCTTCTATAAATCTTAATGCTGAGCGTGCATTGTCAACAGATATCCAAATGACAGGATTTTCTGCATACATTATCCTCGCCAATTTAAGGGATGGCATATCGGGATATTTTAGCCGATATTCTCGTGCTACGTCTGTCTTTTTCATGAGGTGGTGGAAAGATGAAAGCCACCCGATTGAGTGGCTTGTTTATTATTTCGATATTTTATCTCCTGCCGTGACTCGACCGTATATGGCAAGGACGGTACCGGCAAATGAGACAATAGTAGCGATGATTGATGAGGTATTGCCTTGAGCGGATTTGATGGCATCAGCATAAGCCTTGAGTTGGTTGTAGTCAGCATTCTCAGGCAGTGCAATGTCAGGCACTTGCAATGATTCGGATAAAAATGCTCCGAGTGCAGCTATTAAGATGCCCCAGATGGTTTTGGATTGGTACCATTTTTTCATGATTGCTTTATTTTTTTAGTGGCATGATGATAATACCTGATAGCCATGCCGCCTGAGATGATAGCGACAATGGCTCCGATGAGCTTCACGATTTCGTAGAAATCAGTAAGAGACACCCCTGCGCCAAATACACTCAAAATAGTGCAGATTTTGCCATAATAGGTATCATTGCTCATCTTCATAAAGTTAATCATTTTTCACGATATTAGGCAATTTTGATGCCATTATCTACATTTCCACATAATTAAGCACCTGATACACCTCAGGCAGCTCATTGTCAACCACTTCAAAAATATTAGGATGATTGATGACGGCAGGATGTTGATCAAGCGGTGGCTGACCTTCGCCTCCGTAGCCATCACTATTTACGATAGTATAAATGCTGTCAGGCGATGTCTTTTGTCTAATATGTGCCATAATTAATTAGTATAGTAAGTTACTGATATCCATGCTGCCTTATAGTTACCTGCGCCGCCAACGATGTATAGCTCCCACCCATTATCAGCAGGATTGACACGAAGTGCTGCTCTTGGCGTTGATGATGGCACGGTGTTGCCTGTGTTTAAATATCCCACAGCAGGGTAAAGCATATCGTTTGCTGCGCCAAGTCCGGCAGGTTCAGCAGGAGTCGGGAACGATGCAGGCAAGCGCCATCTGTACGGCAGTAAATGTTGAGCCGGCTGTGCCGTAGTTGAGATGGATATTGGCAGTTACTTGCTTGCCTACTCTTGTAAATCGGAAAGAATGGTTGGCTGTTCCTGATGGCGCTGTTGTACCTGTCCAGGTTATTGTTGAGCTGTAAGTGCCTGCTGTATCACGAAATACTTGGTCTGTGCTATTAGCAGCGGCACTTGTATTATTTGCCTTAAATGTATATGCTGCAACATTTTTGCGTTGAAAAGCGGAAGTATCAGCAGCACCTATCAAAGTAGTAGTTGCTGATGGGAAAGTATAAACAGCGTCAGCTGTGTTCGTTGATGTCTTTAATGTTGTGTAATAATTGCCGTCATTTTTCCATTTTATGTCACCGTTGGAGTCGGCATAAAGTGAAGTAGATTGACCTGTTGCAGTTGCATCAGAATTTTGATGCTTCAAATGAATATGACCATTACCATTGGTTCCTGTCACATAAACAGAATGAGCAGATATTTTTTTTGCTCCCAAGTCTACATCTTGAGTGGCTCCAGTGTATGGAACAAAGCCGCTACCGCCACCTGCTCTGACATCAGCAAGAGTGGCAAGTGTGTCGGTTATAGCGTCCATTATAGGCATATATATTAACTCATCATCTGTTCTTGCGCTGTTTGGTTGATAAAGCACATGGCTGCCTGTTGTAGTACTGCCTTTAAGTGATAAAAATGCCCCATATGATGGACTTGTAGAAAGCTCAAACCTGCTGCCTCCATTGCTATTGCCAACAATACGCTGGCTATTATTTGAGGCATTATTATAGGTTTGAATATATAAAGAGTCACCATAGACATTGCTATTTATCAAGGGATAGGTATAATAATCAGCACCTATAGCCTGCTCAAACCCGAAATGATAGTCACCTAAAAAGTTATCAATCAAAAATGGTGTAAAGTCAATCAATGTACCACCACTGCCATCAATTGTGATTTTATTGGTTGTAGTGTTGCCTTGATCAGTTACCTGCTGAAGTGTTGGAGTAGCACCGCTACCGCCACCTGCATGTATGGTAATGTCAGTAGATGTTGTGCCTTTAAAGACACGGAAAGTAGTATCGTTGACACTGACCACATTTGTCACCCATTTATTGGTGGTGTCAACTTTGCGCAGATATTTACTAAGCATGGCTGTAGTATCCACTTTGCGCAAATATTTACTCAGCATCGCAGTAGTGTCAATCTTGCGCAGATATGGCAATAGCATCGATGTTGTATCTATTTTTTGTAAGTACGGCAGAAGCATTGCTGTAGTGTCTATTTTGCGAAGATATTTACTGAGCATTGCTGTTGTGTCAACCTTTCTCAGATATTTGCTAAGCATAGCCGTTGTGTCTATTTTGCGCAGATATGGTGTCAGCATTGAGCCTGTGTCGCTGATGTTTACTTTTAAGTTGATGCGATTGCTCAGACTTGCCGTGTCAACTTTTCTGAGATATGGCTGTAGCATTGCCGTTGTATCTATTTTGCGCAGATATTTACTCAGCATGGCCGTTGTGTCCACTTTTCTTAGATATGGCAGCAGCATCGTTGCCGTATCGGTATACTTCACTCTGGCATCTATTCTATTTGACAGGCTTGTGGTATCAACTCCGCCTGTTGTTATGTCCGTCCATCCGTTGGCTCTTGTCCATTGATACAGCTTATTGTTGCAGGTATCAATTGCCAAAGCGCCGTTTTTCGCCGTAGAATTGCGGAGATTAGGTACACCGCAGAACGATGGCAGATGCAGCGTAGAATCGCATAGAATGCGCTTGAATTGGTATCCTTGCGCCGTCATCGGTGTGTATTGTGACGGCTGCGCAAAAGCAGTCATCGACAATAATAGAAAAAAGAATAAAATGTTATACTTCATCGCTTGTGATTGTTATAGGCCCTGTGCCTGTGAAATTAATTGTAAAAGTAACCATATTGTCAAAGCTCGCCACCTCTGTGATGCTGCTGATATATGCAAAGCCTTGCTTTTGTAGGTAATAGGTTCCGGTGGTGTCAGTTTCATACCAAGTCAGCAAAAATGACTCGCCGTTTATAATAAATTGATACATTATAGCCATGACGGCATCTTGGGTAATATCTACAACCACAAATCCTTCGCAGCTACCTGACCACTCCAATGCTCCAGGTATATGTGTGCGAAAAAAGCCACTACCGCTTACCGATGTCTCTATCATCTCCCGATTGATATCGAACTGTATCGACCGTGCGCAGATGATGGGGAACTGATCATCATCGAACTTCAAAACCGCATTTATACCGTTAACCTTTGCCATTATCAGCTATTTTCATAAATATAAGTAAAAGTATAGTAATCATCAACATCAGCAGGTTCTTCGCCATAATTAGCCACTTGGTGCAATGTTAAATCTGCTCTGTTATGCTTATAATCTAAAGCCATCTGCCCCGGCACAAAGCGCCGTGTGTCAACCGTTGGACTAAAGAAATTAAAGACAAAAAAGTTGCTGAAGAAACGGATGTTATCCTCTGTGCCTTGCCATATCTTTAAAATAGAGCCATCGTACTTAGTCCGAGCAGTATGGTTAATCATCATCTGCTCTAATGTGGTCAAATATCCAAGTTTGCCTGTCTCATATATATAACCGAAGTAACCCCATTCTGTTGTTCTTGTTCTTACAAGTCCGATATTATTGTCAGTAAAAAAAGCACCTCTTATTGTAGATCTTGGGGCATCATCTACAAATATTTCTAATTCATTTGTATTTTTTACAGATAAAGTATTTGAGTCTGTGTGTATATGGCCCTTTAATATATTGTAATTTCCAGCAGCATTTTCTATTGTAAAATCTAAATTTCTATAATAGGTGTCATATCCATAAGCGTTATTAATAGCTTTAGCTAAAAAAATGTTTAATACACAATCGTATGGTATAGAATCTGATGTTATTTGTACAGTGTGCCATTCGATTAAATCATCCCCTGTTAAAATATTATGATAAAAACCACCTGATGGTGATGATGTAGGAACCCATTGGCCTGCATTATTTAAATTCAATTCAGGATTAATCCCATCATTTATTCTAAGAAAAAATAAATTAGTAATAGGCCCTGCTTCATTAGTTTCTACTCTATATTCAAATGTAAACTTTATTTTATCTCCTTTAGAAAGTACAATATCAGGGGATTGTTTACCATATGGGAAAAACCAAACGGATCCAAATAGTCTTATAAATCTTTCTAATTCATTATTATTAGCATCCCTTATTATTCTTATATAAGCAGATGGAGTTGGAATTGGATTTAAGTCATAAGCAGTCCA